CATACCCGGAATTAAAATCCAATGAAAATTACAAGGAACTGATGAATGAGTTATCCATTACTGAAAATTTAATCGCCGAGTATAGGGAGAATTATAACAAGCAAATTAAAGAATACAATCGCTATGCTAGAAAATTCCCAACTAGATTATTTTTAAACATTTTAGGATATGAAATGCAGCAGTATCAGTACCTTGATTATGATGCTCCGGTAGATGCGCCTCAAAATTTATTTGGAGACTGATACTATGAAGAACAGAGGCTTTGATTTTGGAGATTTTGAAATTACTAAGCGTGAGATTTTAGCAAGCATATCAATAATCGCAGTGATGCTTCTCATTGGATTTGTAATTTCTGGAAAAATTTCAAACTATATTCTGGATCGGAATGAAAAGTATAATAAAGCTATTAAAATCGAAAGCTCTGATCTGTTTGAATATGGGATGAGAACCAACGTCGGTTATGCGTTCGTTTATGGAGATTTGAAGGCTGTGGATACTGTTTCATATCCAGAAATTAACGGGGAGTATATGTATATAGAAAAAATAGAGGAACATTACAATATGCATACACGAACCGTTACTACAACCGATTCCAAAGGAAAGACACATACCAGAACAGAAACTTATTGGTCTTGGGATTATGCTGGTAGCGAAGAACAAAGATGTTCGGAAATTACATTTTTAGGACATGTCTTCTCCTCAAATAAGGTAGAGTTTCCAAGTACCGAATATATTGACACTATAAAAGAATCAAGTCATGTCCGACATAAGTATTACGGAGTTGGCACGGAATATACTGGAACCATATTTACCGAATTGCGAGATAAAACTATATCTGATAATTCTTCATTTTATGAAAACAGCACCATTGACGAAGCTGTTAATTATTTGGAAAGTGATTGGGCGTTATGGTTATTCTGGGTGATTTGGATAATTGTTATCGGACTGTGTGTATTTGGTTTTTACTATATCGATAATGAATGGCTTGAAAATTGAAAGGAGAATTTAGAAATGAAACAGAATATTATTGCAGTGGATTTTGACGGAACCTTATGCGAGAACAAATGGCCGGAGATCGGTATACCGAACGAAGAGCTTATCGAGTATCTGAAAAAAAGACAGGCTAACGGAGAAAAGCTGATCCTCTGGACGAATAGAGTTGGAGATCGGCTGGATGAAGCCGTTAAATGGTCAGCTGAGAAAGGGCTGATCTTTGACGCCGTAAATGATAATCTCCCGGAAATCGTCGAAGCATTCGGGACTAATTGCAGAAAGATATTTGCAAATGAGTACATAGATGACCGCAACCGCTCTATTGGTTCTTGCCGTGAGAAATCTAACCTGGAGCGTTGGGCTGAAAACGAGGTAGCTATTGCCTGTCGCCATGAGAAGCCAGACAGAAAAGACGGAAAATGGGATTATGGCTGCGCTTGCTATGAGAGTGCGTTGAAAGCCTTTGGCTCTTTGTGTGCGGATGGGCATTCTGGTTTCAGCATTGGTCTGACTAAGGCTATTCTGAATCGTCTTATCAGCAACAAGCCACTTCTTCCAATTGAGGATACCGACGAGGTATGGAGTGATATTTCTGATATGAGCGGTCTGAAAGGAGAAGAGCGTAACTATCAGTGCAAACGCATGTCTTCCTTATTTAAGTATGTGTATGCTGATGGAACAGTTAAGTACAGAGACGTGGATCGCTATCACGGCGTGAACATCAACTGTCCGGATGCTCAGTACCACAGCGGACTGATTGATACTGTTATGGATGAACTGTATCCGATCACTATGCCTTATATGCCGGCTGATAGAGCCTTTAAGATTTATACGGAGGATTTCCTTGTAGATCCAGCGAAAGGCGATTATGATACTGTAGGTATTCTGTACGTAATCACTCCGTCCATGGACAAGGTAGCAATTAACAGATATTTTAAAGAAGCTCCGAACGGCTTTGCTGAAATCGACGAAGCGGAGTACAAGGAGCGAAAGGAAGCTGCTAAAGCTCGGATGGAGGCAACCGATGGATCGAAATAGATTTATCCAGTGCATGAAAAGCAACATCGAGTTGTCGGATAAAGAGCGGCGGAGAATTATCAGAAGAAGTGTTGAGAGTCAGCCGTGGAAGAGTTTGCGGAACTTACACAGGCAATCAGTAAACAGATTCGTGGGTATGATAATAGAATTGGACTTTTGGAAGAGATGGCGGATGCTTATATTTGCCTGGAATTCCTTAAGTCCATTTTTAATATTACACCAGAAGAGTTACAAAAAGCTATGGACGTTAAATTACAAAGAGAAAGGAATAAGCAGAGATGAGTAAAGAGATTAAAATTGCCGGAAGTATTTCGTTTGGAGGAAAGCGCCTTAATGTATATGGAGATCTGGACGCTCCACTGTTCAAGGCAAAAGATATTAGTCATGCTATCGGCTACAGTAGCGGTAACGAGTGGAGAATGCTCGAAATGTGCGAAGAGGATGAGAAGCTGAAACTACCTTTAGTAGTAGCAGGTCAGAGACGTTCCGTCAACTTTGTGACTGAGAACGGTCTATACAATATCCTTGCTCAGAGCCGTATGGAAATTGCAAGATCCTGGAGACGAGTGGTTCATGATGAGCTTATCAACATGCGTAAAGAAAAAGGCAGAAACATCACCGAGCAGTTTGAAGAGTGGGACCATGCCATGGATAACATTTACTTCGATGAGGAAACAGGTCAGCTTATGCAGTCTGTTACCGTTCCTGGCGGAGATGTGATTCAGATTCCTTATGAGAAGGAAGAAGAGTAATTAAAAATGTGGGCTATGCAGAAACGTAGGAGCATAATAATCCAGATTGGTGGGAGTCTGGATATTCTGAAAGGAGAACGAAAAATGATTAAATTAGAACATGTAGTTCTGGCAAGTTCGGAACAGATGGAGTTTATTATTGAAGGTATGCGTAATCCTATGAATTCGTGGAATAAAACTGATAGTTTCAATGGGTGTGAAACATATAAAGGTATAAGCAAATGTTTAGATTGCGATGGGGTTCGTGAGTGTGGAGCTGTCAACAAATATTTAATAGTTGGTGAAAATGATCACTCCCTCATGCAACGTTTGGCTAAAGCCGGTACTGATCATAGAAAATTCATGAGAATGCTGCCGGTTTACATACGGATTACAGCACCTTTATACTGGTGGAAGGAGTTCGATACATACAAAGTCGGAACGGTTGCTAACAGCTGTAGTACCATGCATAAAATCCAGGCTAAAGAGTTTACACTGGAGGATTTCAGTTGTGAGCATTTGATGAATGTTCCGGGCGAAGGTGTGTTACCGCCATTAGCTGTATTGGAAACGACTATCGATACATTAAATGCTTATAGAAAGTTGTATCTTGGTACATTGTCGCCGGATGGTTCTATCGGTATCCCTGAAAACAGAAAAGATATTTGGTGGCAGATGATTCAGCTCCTTCCAAGCAGCTATAACCAGACCAGAAATGTCATGATGAATTATGAAGTTCTGGCAAACATCTATAAATCCCGTAAGGATCACAAACTGGACGAGTGGCGAAATTTCTGCAAGTGGATTGAGCAGATTCCGTATTCGGAGTTGATTACTGGAGGTACTAATGAAAAAATGGCGTAAATACTTTTATATATCTTAATTGTCACGATATGTGGTTCCATAATGTCTTTTATCAGAAACGAGAGTGTATTGATTTGCGACCTTTACGTAATGATGGGTATTTTAATATTTGAAAAAATGGAGGATTAAATTTATGCATTTTACAATTATTCAGATTATCATCATTTTTCTTATCGGCTACGTATGCCTGTACGCGTTGCTCGACCGGATTATGAAGTGTATTGAACACTGTGCTACGGCCAGAGCATACGGACGGTTCAGAGAAGCCGGAGTAATGACAAAAATGGATGATGTAGCAGCTGGCATCGCGAAGTCAAAAGAGGAGAAAGACAATGTTGAGAAGAGACTTAATTAAAAACAAGATATACGGAATTATATTTATCGTACTTGGAGCGTTGACAATCCCGATTGAGTGGGATGCAACGTTCTTTTTATTTGCCTTGATGGTAGGTATTTTGCTCTTTGCATCAAGAGAAAATTGCATTATGAATTAAGGAGGCGGCTATATGAGCCGGGCTGAAAGGAGAAGAGCACAGAAGTGCGAGCAGAAATCTAAAACCGCTACATACAATCTTACAAGAGCTCAGTTAGATGCCCTGGTTCGAGAAAAGATATCTGGTGAACTGGATAGAGTTAAGCAGGAGGCTACAAATGATGCTATCAATCAGGCGATGATTCTTCTGCTTACTCTGCCGCTGGAAGTGCTGATGGATCATTATTGGCCGAAGTCATACGCAAAGCGGATTCCGGAGTTTACAGAGCATGTTCTCGAATATTATGAGAAGTGGCAAAACGATGAGTTGGATATGGATAAGCTTAAAGAAGATCTTTGGGTGTACGGCGGTGTGCGATTAGAAGAAGTGGAGGGCAAATAGATGAGATATTTAATTTTAGGAATTATCATCCTGGCAGCTATTCTTATTTTCGGCGGATATGTAGTTCTGTCTGTTATGAATGCTGCAATGTGGATGGACGATTCTATAAGATGGGGAGGTAGAGATGACAGCTAAGAACGACAGAAAAAATGCAGAGGGTTACAATGATCCGACAGCTTACAATGCCATTAAAAATATTGAGCAGGAACAGGACAAAGATGATGCAAGATTTCATCAGTTATTGAATACTCTGTTTTCACTTTGCGAATTGGCGGATTTCCATATTGAAGGGCGAGTTGTACTTAAAGACAAAAGAACGGGAAAGGTTTGGAGGTAGGTGGGATGAAAATCTGTAAAGTAAGACCAGATCACTCAACCTGTTCTGCTTGTGTAGCTACTCAAGAAATGTTCAACGTGGTTGACGATTGCAGTAGATGTAAATTAAATACTGATACTTATGAATTATTGCAGATCGGAACTGGATTTTGGAGCGGGGACTACGCGATGGTTCAAAAGGACGGCAAAATCACCAAAGTATCGTTAAACCGCGTTTATGACGTAAAGGAGAGTTTATGATGACTATGGAAGAATTACAGAAAGCGTGCGAAACTTTGGCAGAGGCGTGGAACAAAGCTTTGGAGCCGATGGAGAAACTGGCTAAAGCTTTGAGTGAAGCCTTCGGACGTATGTATGGTTCAGAGGAATCGAATCGTAAAATTCGCACCGGTCGGAAGTTCAAATCTGTAAAGCGTGTGCTAGATTCTAAGATGTCTACGTACAATTATAAGCCTGTTGTGAAGCGCAATTTGCCCTATCAGAGACGGAATTTCTAATCGATTTCAGCTAATCTAGGTTAAAAATCTTTGTAGTAGCAGGTCAAGTTTCTGCCCACTTTTGGATTTTAAGATTTGACCAAAGCCCGAATATTTTTGACCAGGACTGAAAAATCGGTGTCGATTTGGAGAAAAATTATGAATTTTGGTCAAATTTCTGACCATTTGCCCGGTTTTGCCCACTTTTAAAAACCCGGATTTGACCAGTAAAAACCAAGTATTTATGCGGGTTTGCGGGCTTTCTGCCCACTTTCCCACTTTTAATACCAAACTATTATGATAGAAAGTTTAAAAATATATAGTAATAGGCGAATAAAAGTGGGTTTTTGACCAGAAGCAAGAAAGAGGTGATTTTATGACAGATGATAAGAAATTGGTCGAGGATTGGTTATGTGAACATTTTCCGTATCACTTGCGAGTGAATAAAGATATTCCAAAGGGTGCGTATGTGATGATGAAGAGCGAGATGCTCATGTCACAAGGATGGCTGTGGGTTAATAATCCTCCGTACAGATCTTTTGAAGATGTGATGCTTGGATATACAATTCCGAGAGATTTTTATTCTGGTGCCGGAGGCCCGTATTTTGGATATCCATATGGCAACTTGTATCTGATGGGAGGTTTGCCGTGAATGTAAAGCGTAAAGTAACATGGAAAGATATTTTCAATAATTTCAAATCTGTGTATCCGCGGTTATCAAAAGAAGCCCAGGATTATCGTCCGTACAACTACATGAGCATTGTCGTATATTTAGCAGACGGAACCAAGGTGGTTTATGATGATATGGCAAAGCGAGCTAAGATGCTTGCAGCCTAGGATCTGGCTACAGAATCCGCTTTCCATTTTGTGTGCTTCATGCTATACTATAAGAGCCACACAATCTAATAATGAAATCGCGTTCGAGGGAATAACTTTGGTAAAAAGTGTATTCTCTTTTACTCGTACCCTTGAACGGCGAAGAGATTGTGTGGCAACAATAAGAGATGCGCTTTTTCGGTGCGTCTTTCAAATTGGGGCGCACTTTTTATTTGCCCTAAATTCCTACTTGAGTATGGAAAGGGTGATTATATGGGAACAAAATCGAATAAAAACATTTCGGGTGTCATAGGAGCAATCGGAGCTGTTGGTGGTTTGATTACTGCGGTTACACCTTTGGTTGAAAAAGCAATAGATAATGCTCAGAATAAACCGACTGAGAAAATAGATACGAAAGTTATTATTCCAGAATTATATCGTAAGGGGTTTCCGATAGATTTGGAACAGGCAGAAGAATTACTGACGGAACGTGGCTTGAAAGTTTCAAAGAGTAAGCTTCGTATGAAAGAAGCTGATCCAAAGTATCGCGATTATGAGGATACTCAAGTTATAGACTCGAACCCAAAGCAAGGTGTGAAAGTGAAAATCGGTACAACGGTTTGCCTGAGATACATAACTGCTGAAGTTATCGAGGAGAGCCAAAAGATATTTGACGATAGCGTTCGTATTAAACAGGAGGCTAAAGAACAGAAGGCCGCTGAGAAACAGGAAAAGAAGGAACGTTTAAAAGAAAGTGTTTCTGAAACCATGGATTCTGCAAAGAGCGGTTTAGAAAAGATATTTAAGAAAGATCGAAAAGCTATAGAGGCTGAGAAAGGAGAAACAATAGATGAGTAAAGGCGGAAAGAAAAAGCGTAGCACAGCGGGGTTAATCCTGGATGTCGTTTTGACATTGTGTACCGGTGGATTATGGTTGATTTGGATACTGATCCGATATTTAAGAAACAACAGCTGACAATTACATATTTGGACAGAGATGCTTAATCGTGTCTCTGTCTTTTTTTATGCTCTTTTTTGCGCGCGAAAAAAACATGCCCTTTTATGAAGAGAGAGGATAAATAGGCATTTTTATTAAATACCACATCCTCTTTTGAGTTTTTAGAAAATTGAAGGGAGGCTCCGTTATGTTGGAAAATAAGTTCCAGGCAAATTTGATCAAGGAACTGAAAGAAAGATTTCCAGGTTGTATCGTGATGAAAAATGACCCGACCTATATTCAGGGAATTCCAGATCTGCTGGTTCTACACAACGACAAATGGGCTTCCTTAGAATGTAAAAAAAGTGCTGGCGCAAAGAAGCAGCCGAATCAGGAATATTACGTGGACCGTATGAATCAGATGTCGTTTTCGAGATTTATATGTCCAGAGAATAAAGAGGAGGTACTGGATGAACTTCAACAATCATTCGAACCTTGAAGGACAACACGCCTTTCTTGGTGCCAGTAAATATCACTGGATAAATTATGGTGAGGATAAAGTGGCGGAAGCATATCGAAATTTCCTTGCCACACAAAAAGGAACTGTATTACATGCATTTGCGGCGCAGTGCATTATGCTCAATCAGAAATTACCAAAATCGAAGCAGACATTAAATATGTATGTGAATGATGCCATTGGCTTTAAGATGACGCCGGAACAGATCCTTTACTATTCCGATAATTGTTTTGGTACAGCTGATGCAATTTTGTTTCGGAATAATTTCTTAAGAATTCACGATTTGAAGACCGGAAAGATTCCGGCACACATGGAGCAGCTTGAAATATATGCGGCTCTTTTTTGTTTGGAATATAAAGTGAAGCCAGGGGATATTGAAATGGAATTACGAATTTACCAGAACAATGAAATTCTGTACCATAATCCAACGGCTGAGAATATAGTTCCAATCATGGATAGAATCATTACTTTTGATAAGGTGATTAAAAGAATTAGAGAACAGGAGGGGTAAGCTATGAATTCCATTGTGGAAGATATTTTAATGCATTATGGTATGCCACGGCGTTCTGGGCGTTACCCTTATGGTTCTGGAGAGAACCCATATCAGCATAGTGGAGATTTTCTTAGCCGTGTTCAGGAATTAAAAAAATCCGGAATGAGCGAAACAGACATTGCTAAGAATATGGGTTTGACTACCACACAGCTCCGTACTCAGATGAGCCTCGCTAAAGATGAACGTCGTGCTCTTCAGGTAGCAACTGCAAAAGGTCTTCGTGAGAAGGGTTACAGTTTAAATGAAATTGCCGATAAGATGGGATTTGCTAATGACTCGTCTGTCCGCTCTTTATTGAACGAAACTTCTGAAAACAGAATGAACCAGGCTAAGGCCACCGCGGATGTTTTGCGAAAACTCATTGAAGAAAAGGGAATGATCGATGTCGGAACCGGCGTTGAAAGAGAGCTTGGCGTTTCGAAAGAAAAACTAAACCAGGCTCTTTATATGCTGGAACTTGAAGGTTACCCGATTTATGGCGGCGGCGTTCCACAGGTTACCAATCCTGGAAAGCAGACCAATATCAAGGTCATTTGTCCACCGGGAACCGAACACAAAGATATTTATGACTTTGAGAATGTCCATTCTGTAAGAGACTACATTTCCTATGACAATGGAGAGTCCTTCAGAAAATCTTTTGAGTACCCAGCCAGTATGGATTCAAAGCGCCTGCAGATCCGCTATGCTGATCGGGGTGGCGTTGATAAGGATGGTGTAATTGAACTCCGTAGAGGCGTGAAAGACCTGTCTTTAGGTGATTCTCATTACGCACAGGTCCGTATTATGGTTGACGGAACTCACTACCTTAAAGGTATGGCTGTTTACTCTGATAATATGCCGGATGGTATTGATGTGATTTTCAATACTAACAAAAAATCCGGTACACCGACCAAAGATGTTCTTAAGAAGATTAAGGATGATCCGGATAATCCATTTGGTTCCTTGATTAAAGAGCATGGTGGTCAGAGCTACTACGACGATCCAAAGGGTAAGTATACAGATCCTGTAACTGGAAAGAAACAGTCTCTTTCCCTTATCAATAAGAGAGCAGAAGAGGGTGATTGGGGAGAATGGAGTAAGACACTTCCGTCACAGTTTCTTTCTAAACAGAGTTTGACGCTTATCAAAAAACAGTTAGGTTTGGCAAAAGCCGATAAGCAGGCGGAATATGATGAAATTTGTTCACTGACAAATCCTACTGTTAAGAAGGCTCTGTTGAAATCATTTGCTGATGATTGTGATGCGGCCGCCGTACATTTACAGGCAGCGGCGTTACCTCGACAGAAGTATCAGGTAATTCTCCCATTAACAACGATCAAAGATAATGAGGTGTATGCTCCAAACTACAAAGATGGAGAAACAGTTGCTCTGATTCGATACCCGCATGGCGGAACCTTTGAGATTCCTATTCTGAAAGTCAATAATAAATTGACTGAAGGAAAGAGTGTTCTTGGAAACACACCAGCAGATGCAATTGGTATCAATAAGAAGAATGCAGACCGTTTATCGGGAGCTGACTTTGATGGCGATACCGTAATGGTAATTCCTTGTAACTCCACAAAGAGTAAGGTAAAGATTACTTCCACTTCTCCATTAAAAGGTTTGGAAGGTTTCGATACCAAGGATGCTTATGGTGGAACTGTTAAGAAAGATGCTGATGGCGTAGACCATTATTATCGTAATGGTAAAGAATATAAGATTATGAGAAATACTCAGACAGAAATGGGTAAAGTATCGAATCTGATTACTGACATGACTTTGAAGGGAGCCACACCGGATGAATTAGCGAGAGCGGTTCGTCACAGCATGGTTGTAATCGATGCCGAGAAACACAAACTGGATTATAAGCAGAGCGAAATTGATAATGGCATCGCTTCTCTTAAGAAGAAGTATCAAGGTCGTGTCGATCCAGAAGGAAATTACCATGAAGGAGCGTCTACTCTTATCTCACAGGCAAAATCTGAAACTCAGGTTCTTAAGAGGAAGGGTTCTCCGACAATCAATGAAGATGGATCTTTATCATACAAATCTGTTAAAGAAGAGTACGTCGATAAGAATGGAAAACTTCAATTCCGAATGCAGAAGAGTACGAAGATGGCTGAAACAAAAGACGCCCGTACACTTTCTTCAGGTACCCCCCAGGAAGAAGCTTATGCCGACTATGCAAATTCTATGAAGTCTTTAGCCAACCAGGCTCGTAGGGAGATGATGAGCACAGGCAAAATTGCTTACTCTGCTTCTGCTAAGGCAACTTATTCTGAAGAAGTAAAGTCTTTAAATGCTAAGCTGGATTTAGCTTTAGCGAATGCTCCTAGAGAGAGACAGGCTCAGACAATGGCGAATACGACTGTTGCGGCTAAGAGAAAAGACAATCCAGATATGACAAAAGCTGAAGTTAAGAAGGCTAGTCAGCAGGCTCTGGCACAGGCAAGAAGTTCTGTAGGAGCTAAGAGATCCAACATCGAAATTACGGATAAAGAATGGGAAGCCATCCAGGCCGGAGCAATTTCTGAGAATAAGCTTACGCAAATTCTGAATAACACGAATACCGATACTATTCGTCAGAGAGCAACTCCTCGTGCAAGCACTGCTCTGAGTACAGCTAAACAGAATCGTATCGCTGCACTTAGCGCATCTGGCTACAGCACTTCAGAGATTGCGGAAGCTCTTGGGGTTTCTTCTTCGACAGTTTCTAAGTATTTGAATGGAAAGGAGTGAACTAAGTAAGATGAGATTTGCGCTTACAACTTTTGATAATCCTTATGATCCGTTTGAACAGTTCACTCAATGGTTCATGTTCGATGAAGAAAAAGGGTATCACACAACTGCTTACCTTGGTCGAATCGCTCGAACATCAGATCAGTTATCGGATGAAGAGAATAACAAGGAAGTAGAGCGAGCTATTGATGAGATAATCCGTTATGATTTCCAGAACATCTATCGAAAGGTTACAAGTAAATCAGAAACAAATGAACATAAAGAAAAAGCTTCCTAAAAGTGATTTCGTCGGCATATCAAAAGCCGAAACCGCCAGTACATGATTAAAAGGGGTATAGGGGGGGTGTCTCAAAAACATACCCCCCACCCATATCGCGGCGGTCTT